TAAATCTAGCAAAATAGGGTTAGTCCATGTAGTTGTGGCATTTTCATCCTGATATACAGGCTTAGGAACAGTCTTGTTAAGACTTTCGTACGTGAATATCTTGCCGCCTTCTAGGTTTTTTCCGAATATATCTGGGAAATACCAGATTGGATTAGGTTGTAACGTGTAACTAATGGTCATTATTTATTTCCTTTGATAGAAAATATACGACTTATCAAATCCGCAAGCATGTTGGATTTTAAAGATGCGTTTTTCTGAGCGGCTACTTTAGCAAATTCTTTATCCCATTCTCCGCCATGAATAAAATCAAGCGCCTTAATATTATTTTTCTGGCCACCGATATCTCTCATCATGTCATAAATCTTAGCAATCAATTCACGTGGCGCACTTGTGCTTGTTCGTGCCATCATTGCGCTTGTTTTTGGCTTCGCCATATCCAATAAATTTTCCCAAGCAAGTTTCATATCTGCTAAGTGGGCGCGGGCTTCAGGGGAATTTTTAAGATCTGCTGATAATTCTTTGTATTTATTGTTATTTGCCAATATTTTTTTGTAAAAATTGGCACCCGTTAATGCACCTGTACCTAATTTCTTTTCAATCTGTTCTCTGATTATTTTTGGTTGAGCAAGGTCACGCGCAGTTTTATAAGTTCCATTAGATGCTTCATCAAGTGCATTTACGAACTGATCTTTAATTTCTGTAGCCAATCTGGCTTGATTCTTTCTGCCGGCTTCTAAGTGCCCAGATATAATGTCGTCCATGGCTCTCTTTACAAGATCGCCTTTTAAGACACTATTGTCCGAAACCCCCTTCAAAACCTCACGGTATTCCGGTGTACTTTCTACTTTATCAATAGCATGCGAAATAAAATCATTATTCTTGAAAACATCCATGGTTTCTTTAGGAATTTCATGAGAATAAGCATGCTCATAAGCACCTTTTATAGCCTTATCTGCACCCTCATCTTTTGAATAAACTTTTCCTAGAAAATCATTTATAGATTTTTCCTGTTGCTGCAATCTTGCTTTTTCTATATTGGTTCTATGAGCCGCACTTGCCCCACTGCGTGAAAATTGACCTTCTTGAGAAGCTACATACGGATTTCCACTCGCTTCCCCGGGCGTCAATGGGGTTCCAATTCTTTTTCCAGCTTCTATAACCGGCTGAACCTCTTGTTGATTCAAGTGAGACAATGTTTCAAGGCCAGGATTTTCTTCAATTACTCCGAGCGCTTTAAGCATTTTTGGTGCACCAGCCATAGCGCCGCCACCAAATCCGGCGCCGGCAAGCGGACTCATTCCGAGCGCAGGCGCCGCAAGCGCGCCCATCCCAGCTCCAATACCAGTTCTTAATAGATTGCTGCCAACGCCCGGAGGCAATCTACTTAAGCTATTGATAATGTGCCCTAATGAAGCACCGCCGGCGCCAATTGCAAGCCCCGTGCCGGTGTTTTCATCATCTGCCAACGCCCCACCAAGAAGAGCATTTTTGGCAATATTCGTGGCGGTGGGATATTTAGAAAAGACATTTTGTGCTTTTTTGGCTAAAGCTGCCACTTGGGGCGCACTCATAGCTTCTTTCGCTAAATTACTAAGCCCTTCAATTTTCCCCAATCCTTTGAGCGCAAGTCCCGGAGTAAACCATGCAGCGGTTCTTCCTAGTTCTGCGGCGGTACTGTGAGGAGCAAAATTAAATCGCGGGAGTGTCCCAATATCTAGGCCAACACCTCTTCTAAGAGGCCATGTAAGGGCATTCACCGTTCCAGGAAGAAGATTTGCGGTATCTTCGGCAAGCCCTAATCCAAAATCTTTGTACTGATTTCCGGTGTCTCTAAGGCGCTCAGAAACGGTTCGCCGATCATTCGAAAAAGATGATTTACCAGATTTTTTATTTTCCATATCCGCATCAGGATTCCCCAGCGCCTCAAAAACATCTCTGGCCTTTTCATCATCGGGATTACCTAATTTTTCAAATACGTCAGCCATGATTAGTCCTTTATCTTACCGTTCTTTTTCAAAATCCAGTCCCTGATTTCAGATTCACTTTTCCCATATTTTTTGGCTGTTTCTTTTATGTCATCTGCGCTAAAAGTTAATTGATTCGAAGGAGCCACTTTATTTTTTAATTCGTTATTATCTCTCTTCAATTTCGCCAATGATTCAGATAATCCTGTGGCAACATTTTTATCTACACTTTCTCTAAATGTTTTTGTGAGGTAATTCCATGCTTCCATAGCCTGCTTAGGATTCCTATCCCAGGTTATGGGATTCGCAACATCGACCATAATTTTCTTTTGCATATCTGTCATATTGACACCCTCGGTTGTCATCATGAGATTTGCTGCTTGCGGAACTATTTGCGTAGTAAATATTTTGAATTTCGAATAATCCGGATTATCTTTTCCTAAGGAAGACCCAAATGCCGAAGCAGTTTGATTTGCTTTCCCCGCGGCCCCAGCGAATCTAACTACATCTGGTATCAATTCATCCCCTTTATCAAAAATAGATTGCAATTGCAGAGCAGAACTTATTTGCTTTTGCTTTGCCGCAGTCATGGTATATTTTTGAGCCACATCCAAGCTATTTCTTGCGGTAGGACTTACATTTATTGGCGTCCCGTCCGGCAGCGTATTTTTTCCATCCATAATGGCATTTGAAGCAGCATAAACCTGTTCCGGCGTAAATTGCGGATTATCTTGAGAAACATTTGATTGAAAAACTAGCTGAGCTTTATTTGCCGCACCCATTGCTGCGCCGCCTCGTGCTAGCGCATTATTTCTGGCAATGAGCGCCTTCATTCTATCAGCTTCAAATGGCAAATCTGCCTGCTTGAATTTATTAAAAAGCTGTTCTTTCAGCAATTCTTCCTGTTTCATTGGCGCAATAAATGGAAGTCCCGCATTCAGAGAATTGGTTTGTGCTTCTTGAAATCTATTTTCAAAAGGTGCGCGACTAGCTAACGCATTTTGTTCAGCTATTTGCGCCTGCATCAATCCAGCTTCAAAAGGATTTCTATTTTCGTATCTCTGAGCCTCTGCATTCGTTAATCTATTTCCGGCTAAAAGCTTGTTTAGATTTTGTTCTGCCATCGGCTGAGCATATCTGTGCTGAATTTGGCTATTCAGCAGCGCATTCTGAGATTGATTTATCGCATTAAGTCCCTGAAGCACTTGGCCACCAGGAATAAACTCTGCGCTAGGAAGTGGAAGAGCCATAAATACTCCTATAAAAACAAGCTTAAACCGCCAGCCAAAATATTGCCCCAATCAAAGTTATCCCCCTTTTCTTGGCCATAGGCCGATTCGCCCATCGGCCCCGCAAAGTTGGCACTCATATTGCTCAATGTATTGGCAGCATTGGAGCCATAATTCATCATATTGTTAAGATTCTGACCATATTGAGTATTAATTCCCAATACAGTATTCAGCCAATTATTGAGGTCTTGGCCAGCAATATCATGGGCATATTGTTCGCCGGCTTGCTGATAAGGAGTGCTTCCAATTAAACCGGCAGCACTTGCGGCGTTCGTATTGGCGCGTTGGGCCTGCCGTTGCATGAAATTTGAATAAGGAGAAGATTGATAGGAGTTCATAAGGCTATTTACGAACTGAGTCGGATCGCTCATTCGTTGGTTATAAGCCTGGTACTGAGGAATGGCGCCGGTGCCCATATTGTAAAATGGGTTCTGAGCTTCTCTCCCTTGATTGTAGAGGTTTTGGTACTGACTTTGAGCCGCCTCATAGGGCGCGCTGCTATTTCCCGTCAGGCCGCTTAAAATCGATCCTATACCCGGAAGCATAGAAGGTGATTGACCCCCATAATTTCCCATATTGCTCAAGGCATTCATCCATGAAGACATTTTGCACCATCCTTGTGTCTATACTGTCACAATCGTTTTCCAAGCGCCGCCTTCAAACAATTGTGCTTTGTTTAAATCGGTGTTGTAAAACATCTGTCCATTTACCGGTGATTGTAGCTCATTCCTTTGAGCTGTCGTCATCGGCGGTAAAAAAAATCCATTCTTGTTGATATAACTGGTCAATGTTTGCCAAGAATATTCTTGCCATGCCTGCCAATTATTAGACATCAACTTGTCTTCAACAACGGGGTCATATATGGGAGGCGGATCGAAATCGACAGCCATAACTACTCCGGCATCACTTCAAAATCCCATGAGGCGCCAATCGCCACAAACGGGATTTTGTTAAAAAACTCCAATCGAATAACCAAATTCTGGCCCTTGGGAATAACTCCAAGTTTTCGCCAATTTGTACGCCAATCATATTCGCCAGCATTTCCCATTAATCCGCGCAGACGTCTAGTAAATGACTGGCCGCTATTCTTAGATATTGACAAAAATACGACGGGATGAATTACTGTTCCACGTGTAACTACTAAGTCATTGGTGCTATATAAAATCTGGCCGCTTTCCGTAATTATACGCTGTCTGCTTTCAGTTAATAGAGGCACGGGATAAGATTTTTGATGCAATTCGATAAGATTTGGAAAAGGAGAAAAAACAGTCTGGTCAACCACTATAAATTCACCAGATTCCGTCAAAATGGGCTCTCCACTTTCAGTCAGAAGGGGGGCCGTTTTTATTATTTCCCCCAATTTCTCCTGAGCGCCTTGTCTTAACAACAAAAAGAACTTATCGATCCGTCTACGCACAAAGTTCTTTTGTTTCACACACTGAATAATCATCCGCTTAATAGCTTCGCCATTGTTGGAGCTTAGGGAAGCATCTACCTTGTACAGAATTGGCCGCTTATAATCACCATAATAATTGACGCCGTTATAAAAAATATGGGTCTGAGCAGGGTGCCTATCCCCATTTAATACTTCTTCCTCATGCCACCGTTTCATTTCATCAGAACTCATCGTCTGATTGAATACAAATGTATGATTGGCCTTAGTGAAGTTAATTCGATAGAAAATAATGCCATTTTCGCGAAGCAATATACTTCTCGCATCATCTATTTTTCCATCTCGTGCAAACTGGGCAAACGTATTATCGATAGCAACCGTACTCACGGGTACGGCTTGCGTTCCCGTAATGCGCACAACGGGCCCCAGGCCGTCTTTGTCCTGAGAGAGGAAAAAGAGCATATCAAAGCCCGCTACGATACTTCCGCTATTCGGAGAGCCTAATTCAATCAAGAGGGCATTATTTCGACGAAATGGAAGGGCCGTTCCTTGTCCTGCATTTTCCCAGACTTCCGTGAAGTTCTGTGAAAATAGGAATAGACGCCTGTGTAGAGTCCAGCACGCCACGATTGTCCCTGGATGTGCTGTAATGGCGCCCCGCTGCAATTGGCCGTCTGAGGTGATTGTTTGCGTTCCTGTTCCATTGCTAAGAAGGTCAATATAGATGTTGTTGATAGCATTCATGTAGGACGTAGCCACTCGAATAGTGGTAGGGCTTACATTGATTGCGTAGTAGGTGTCACCAGAAACCAATGGCGATGGCAATGTGACGGTCGTTGAAACGCTAAACGGGACGCCCGTAGCATAATTGGCGGTAGTTGCCATGGTAAGTAAATCTGTACCGCTGTCTGCAGTGAATGTTCGGCTATCGCCCCCCCATACAAGTCCCTGATTGAAACTGGATAGCAAGAAGGTATTTGTATTGCCCGCAGCCACTACGAAAAATCCATCTAAATAACAGACATCTATCGGATATGCAGGGAATGATGTATCAGTAATTCTGGTAAATGTATTGGCAATCGTGTCATAAATATAGCCATATACGCCATCTACAAAGATGATTTGAAAAGTGTTTGCATCGATTGCGACGTAACCGGCGGTTGTAGTGAGTCGACCTAGAAGCGTTGCGGTTAAGGAATCATTAGATAGATAAACGCCCGATCCAACAACACTATAAACATTGGTAACGCCATTTGAAACGAAAACAAACTGTTCTCGAAATCCGACAGAGTCAGAAGTGAAGAATATTCCACTATCTGCGATACCCGATGTTGGCACCATTGAATTAGAAGGGGAAGGATTTGCAGCATTGACGTTGGTCTCCACATATTCAAAGAGGTTAACGGCACGTTGGCAATCTATATTGGAGTAAGGCTGATTATTAAAGCTTACTGCAATTGGAAATGGCTCTTCCATATCAATATAAGCTCGTTAAATTTTGCCACCAGAATGGAGTGTTCGTCGTCAATAAAACAGATGGCTTCACTGTCACGTCGATACGACCCCGGCCTTTTAGTTTTTCATACGTTTCGTTGTATCTGTCTTCATTTTCAGGAGGCCAATTACCACTAGGGTAATAAGCTTTAAATTCACGAGCCATCGCGTATTTCAAAAACGCATAATAATATGGCTGCAAGAAGCTCAAATCATCTTGACCTTGTAACTTTGCATCCAGCATCAATTTTGCTTGCAATGTAACCGGATAAGGGCCTGCAGGAGGCGGATAGAAGATTAACTTTGTTTCGTTTTCTTGTTGATCGACCAATACGGAATAGATATTAGCTTGAAATCCGGACTGCCTAACCAGGTTGTAAAATTCAGCATCTTGAAGGATTCGAATAGGATAAATAGCCGAATTATCGACATTTCCCGTCATCATGTAGTTGGCAAATTCAAGCTCTACAATACGATTGGTGGTGATATCTGCCGGCTTCATATCTGAAAAAGAATAGATTTGCTGCCCGGGCACCATTGTGAAATTGATTTCTTTCAGAAATGGTATATAGACACCATCCACACTGAAAAAGTCGAGGATTTCGTTAAAAATCTCGAGTCCTGTGGATAGCATAAAGGCGTCGGCTTGTTCGCCAACACCCAGCTCACCAAGAAGGTGTAGGGAGTTAACGATTAAATCGTTCACCGTTCTTGTGAGCTGAGCCATGACGAGCTCCTATTAAACCATTACTTCACTGGAAATGCAGCATCTAAACCTTTTGTCAAACCACGAGCGAAGTCTTTAGCGGCTTCCCCATTATTTGTCATGTACGCGCCGGTTTTCATTGCTTCCATTGGCATTTTTGCGTCTTTGTATGTTCCCGCGGGCGACCCCATTGTTCCTGGTTCCATCGCTGCATTGTTGCCGGGCTTCGCTGGCATTTTCATCGTTGAGTTTTTCATTACTAGTCTCCTTGAGACGGTTGCTAATATCCATTCCAGAGGGATGCCAGTGCCACTTGCCACTGGCTATCATCTCTTCATATACCTCTTCTTCATCTGTCAAGTGGATAACGCTAGGGTCATCCACTCGATAAAGAATAGTAAGCTGCATTATGATAAAACCTTAACAGCGTATTGTTGATGCCATGTAAAGCCGTTCAGCAAGTCAATACGCATTTGGTTTTGGTAAGCTGTGACGTCACCTGTCTGCACAACAGAGAACGATAGACCTGTTTCAGGATCTGTCGCTGTCGCAGAGTAAGGGGTTTGAAGCTTATACAAAGGAGGACATGCAATATCAAATGAACGACGGATGTATGCCAAACCAAAGTTATGCGAACCTACCATGGTGACTGTGGCACCGTTAGGTATAGCATTTGACACGTTTGCTTGCGGACCGCTCGAGATAATCGCAGGCGCCACAGTAATCGTGACTGCGCCACCACCTGAAGAGTTGGCAGCCGCTGTTATCACGAATTGCATGTTGGAACCCGTGGCCTGATGGCTCAATGGGTTAACACTTTGAACGCCGGAAATGGTAATTAAGTCGCCCGGAACAAAGTAGTTTGTCACAGATGCTGTTGCACCAGCCAAGACGATTGTGTTGCCACTGCCCACCGCACCGTTCACAGTCAGTGAATCGCCAGGATGGAGAACAGGACCGTTACCAGCAATGTGTCGTTTCACGTTTTGTGATTGGAACGCATCGAAGTAAGAAATATGACCGATTTGTGATTCACGAACGATTTCTTCGTTGATTACTGGTGTGAAGTTGGTTTGTAAGCCGCTCTTCAAAGAGCTGGCATCTTGCAAACCGAGAACCATATAGGCTTCACGATTCAATGGAACGCCCAATTGGAGCAACTTAACACCTGCTTGGTCAACTGCCGCGAAAGAGTTGATAGGCGTACCCGGTGTACCCACGAAGGAGTTAATTTGCGTTTCAGCTTTAGAGAAAATATCCAATTCCATCTTGGAAACGATATTTTGAATCGCAGGTTGTAAGAATTGGCGGTTAAAATCTTCGATTCTTAATGCCAAGTCTTGGATGGTGTACTCGATGAATACATGATATTGATTCTCAATAACCAAGTTTTCAACAGTATTGATAATATCTTGCGGTGTCGCGGTGGAACCGTTACCAACCACATAGCTATTTTGTCTGGGAATTCTTAAGGTATCGCCGATTTTGAAACCAGAATTTGTAAAGCTGTCCTGATAAATTCGGGAACCCGTCATAATCAGAGGGGCATTATTTGCAAACTCAGCAAGTGCTGTTTTTGCTACCAAATCCGTGGTAATAAAAGTATTAGCCATCTTAGCTTATCTCCATTCGTCCATGAAATGAAGAGCATAAGCCTATGGAACTATCCTAGTACTTCTTGCCCTTCAGCCTTTCCCGGATTTCTCGAATGGAAGAACTTTCGCTAATGCCATTCCGAGAAACAGGGGTAGTCTTTACCTGTCCTATGACGGCACTATCAGAGCGCTTTGGTGTAGATTGTGGTGACATCAAAGAAGCTGATAGCCGTATCATTTCACCCACCTGCTCATGAGGAGCCAACTTTGAAACCCTATGAAGGGCATCGCGGTCTTTTCCTAATTTGTATAGCGTATCCTCCGGGTTAGGGAGACTCATCGCTATAGCGCGCATGTGAGGTGTAAAAGGTGCATGGTCATCCAATACCACTTCATGAAAGTCATCATATTTATCAGATGCTTGTTCAAGACGCCTATTGAAATCGGCATGCATTTTTTGCACTTTTTGGTGATTCTCGGCTTCTTGCCTATGGCGCTCTTCACGTTCCCTGTGTTGAAGCGCAATAGTAACAGCACGTTGAATAGGGTCATCTACGTTAGCATGCATGCCCTCATTCCCTGATGGCGGCACACTACCGTAAGGATCTAAATTGCTCATAGGCTGGTGCCCATGGCGTTGTTTAAGCATCTCAATTTCATACTGAAGGGCCTCATGTCGTTCGTCTCGTCGCCTCAAATCCCTTTGATGCTTTCGTTTTAACGCACTGATAGCCCCTTTCACATGGGGCGATAATTCCTCTTCTGCGCCTTCCGTTGCGCCCGATTCATTATCTGAGCCTTCTTCTGCGTTTGATGCTTCCTCAGAATGCATCTCTGGAGATGGTTCTTCGGTATTTAGATTCTCTGGGGTGTCCATTATGTCTATTCTCCATGGCGTTTTTCGCCGGCGGGCATTGTAAAGCAGCCTCCCGTTAGCTCCGGACATGTGTAGCACGCCGTCCGTTAGCTCCGTATCTCTGATATACGTATGTATGGGCGCATTATACCAATCAAAAGCAATAACACAAGATGTAGTGGTGAAATTATTTTTTACCACCAGATGTAGTGGAAGACGAGTTTCTCCGGGTAGAAACTTTAACTTTCCACTCCGATACTTTGATTGGAGAATGTGGTATTCTAAAAGGTGGCAACCACAATGCGGACAGTGACGCAGACCAACAGAGCTCTTTCGGGAGGCCCTTCTTAGCGGAACAGCGATGGAATCTAATCTAAGGGTGGTATCGCAATCGCTAATGCGAGAAGCTGATCACTTCTCAATAACACTTAGCGTGACAGCGGGTGCAATTCCCGCTGGTTGCCATTTTGTTGACAATGGCCGATGTTATGTTGACAATAATTTTTCATGTAATTGACAATCAGTAGGTTACAAAGCGTAACCACCTGGTGACAAAGTGTCACCGACTAACTATAATCAGTCCCGGTGCGTTAAAGTAAGGTAACGAACCCGTGGGCGACATACTTCCAAGTATATGTCGCCCTTTTTTATGGCTCCCCGAACTGGACTCGAACCAGTGACATCGTGATTAACAGTCACGCGCTCTACCAACTGAGCTATCGGGAAGTAAAGGTGTCGAATTCGACAGGCTTGTAGAATTTATTGATATCTTCTTAGGGATTTCCTCAATCAAAATATTACCGGTAATAGCGTCAGAGGAAATCTTTATATTTTTTGGTAAATTGTATATGAATCCCATAAATATAGCGGCTTTTTCTGGATCAAGCCCTTCTACCATCTCTTGGGATATTTCAAATCGCACGAGTAACCCCTAGAATAGTGAACTATCATGCGGAATCTGCATCTCAATTTCTTGCAACAGGATATCAAGCATCTTCTTCACAGTCTTGAGCTTCTGAACAGCGTCATATTTGAGCTTTGTTACGTCATCGATAGCGCCGCGCCTACATTGGAATAGGTGCCAATGGATATCTTTTTCCATGTCATCTAGTAGTTTTACGTATTCTTCCATTTATTTACCTATAGTATGGATATTTCCAACGATATGTAATTCGCAGGTGGGATCGATAACCCACTTTTTTTCCATGGTAAATTGTGTTTCTTTTGCATCATATTGAATAATTCCTGTCATTATAAGCGGTGGATCGCTGTGCTCTGTTTCAATTTGAACAACAATATCTCTCTCATATACTTCTTGGCCAGCGCTATCATTTCGCCCCAGATATCTATCAACTATCATCATTGGATCATCAAACGAAACTTTCCCAATACCATCTTCACAAATAAGATTGCCATCAGCCACATCTTTCAATGTGCCATACGCAAAGCCGTGACCGGGGACGAAAAATCTGAACTTTATTTCTGTCTGCATTCTATTCTCGCTTTAATTTCCATGATTTTTATATGTTGCTCAATCAGCTGATGAATCGCCCTTATTTCTAGCTCAAGCTCTTCAATATTTCATATCTATTATATTAATATCTTCCCTTATCAATCGATGAATCTCTTCAGTGATAACAGTATTTATAGCACTTAAATCAAAAACTGAACCCATCCTCATCTTTTTGACTGAACCCGATCTATCTAGCCAACATACCATAATAGAAATGATATTTTTATCATTCAAATCTTTATAGAAACCACATTTATTCAAATCATCTTCTTCAAGATAATCTTCTGTATCTAATGGAATAATATTATTTAACTTACATTCTTTATTCACTTAAGAATTCCTACCAATATTAATAGTAGCCAGATTCGCCGAAGTTCTAGCGCAAACAAATAGAATAGACTCTTCATTAATTGTTTCTATAGAACAAGAAAAAAATATAAATTCTTTATTTGACAACTCTCTTAATATATTTTCCACGGCTGGCACCAGTACAAACTCGGAAAATTCAATAGGATTTTCCTTAGGATTTTCCTTTGTATCACTCAAAGAAATTCCTACCTTAACCTTTATCTCGCTCTCATTGAATTTTATTTCATCAAACTCCTCCAAAAAACAGTGCCTCGCCACCGAATATTTTACACAAAGCTTCTTTAATTCATTATTTACATCATTAAAATATTCTGCTTTCACCACTGGATTTATCTCCTCTGTTGAATTAACGATAAACACCACCCTCAATTTTAACAATAAATCCTCCCTATAGAATTGAATTATTCCTACTAAAAACCCTATCCAAATGCTTATTATGCGACTCATGATGCCGATTGGCCGCGCTATCGTGCAAGTCGCCAATCAAGCGATTAACGCTCTCATTATAACCCATATTGGAGCGATGAATCTCTACAGCGCGATTTGCAGCATCAGATTGCGTCTTGTTCTGCAGCTCCATTGCCTGTAACTGAGCTTTTATGCGCTCTATTTGAGCACGGTCAGCAGATATCTGATTCTTTTGCGCCTCTATCTGAAGCTTCTGCTCTGCCTCTTTGACCCGCTGTTCCTTAATTTCCAGTTCTTTCTGCATGCCCTGAATCTGCAATTGCATCATCTGGTCTTGCGGAGAGGGGGGAGCCGCAGGCGGCTCGGGCTCGCCATTTTCTTTCGCCAATATCGCAGGCGGAACAAGTGTCTTGAAGCGCTCAACAAGTTGCGGCATGAACTGTAAGTCAACATTAGCGGCTATCATATCAGCCATTAATGGGAATGCTTGAGGATTAGCCTGCAACAGTCCCATCATGATATTCAATGCAGATTCTTTCTGTACAGCAAAACTTGGCCCAGCGTCTATCTCAACATCATACATACCATTATCAAGGATGGTCGACTTATCATCTTCACCATTATTCAATGACAATACTTTGGTCTTACCATCCTTGCGTTTTACAGTCACAATACGCGGCTGTTCACCCATGATATTAGGCAACATATCGAGAACCACACGTCCACATTGCTCAATGGCTTGATTCAAATTATCTGTATACACATAAGCGCTCATACTAGAAGCGCTCTGTCTACGCTGAACAGCAATCCCGGAAATGGCGTTCGTTTCTTGTCCAGCGAGTTCATCATGGAAGCCCAGAATCTCTTTGATGTCCATGCTGCCACGTTGAAATTGGGCCAACAATGTCTGAGACAGTTGCCATTCCGGTAGTTTCGTTGGCATCGGGTCCCCCCCCTTTTTGGGGTCTGGGGTCGCCAATAAAATACCCTGATAGGTCTCAGGATTCTCCCACATTACTTCGTAGCCGGTGATATTTGTGCGAGTGCCAATCCACTGCTCTCGGCGTCTATTTTTGATTTCACCTGTAATTTCACTTGCCACATAATTAACAAATTTTTGGGCGTCTTTGGCATCTTTAACGAAAGACTTCGTAACCTGTTTACCGTCAATGTAGTCTGAGTTTCCATCAACGAATATGATGGGCAACTCTTTTGAGGGCCATTGTCTGAAGTCAATGATTGCGTTATTGGTGAGCTGATAGTTCATGATGCGATACTTTTCAGTCCAGCGCTTATTGATAATCTGTGGTATCTGAGACTTGATAATTGTGCCCAGTTCTTTCGATTCCTCGGCCAGCTTTTGCTGTTCTTTTAAGCGTGGCTGCATATCTTCCCATTCTTCTTTTGTCACACTCTCGCCATTAGAAAGGCCATAGATTTCGCACGTGTACCATTCCTTCATATAGAAATCGAGAACGCAAATAAAATCTCCACCAAAGAAATCTGGTAGGGCTAGCAATTGCATATTGGAATAAGAAACCGGGTTCTGAATGTAAGGATATTTCGCAGCGAATTCTTCTGGGCTGAATAAATAAATGCGCGCACAAAAGTTACCGTCACCTTTATGGGGAAGCTCGGCAGCTGGGTCAAATATCGTGAGCAATGGGTCTTTAATCAGCCTAAAGGTAGGCTCTTGATTGAAGCTCATGGGATTCTCGTACTGCACATCGACTTGAAGTGCGGCATAACCACCTCCGAGAGACCATTTAAATGCTTCTTGGTAAATCAAATCGTTCTGAGACTTGTAGCAATAGTGACGAACCAAGTCAGCTCGAATATCAATTTGCGCTTGGTCTGCTGCTTGCGTTGCGGCGCGCACCATTAGGTCTGGCTTGTTCTTACGAAACTCACCAACAATCTTTTTGATAGGATCAGCAACTTTATTGAATTGCATAGCGGGCCGTCCAAGCCTCGAGAACTCTTGTCGTTCCTGTGGAAGCCATTGGTCTTGGAACGCAAATAGCATGTCTTGCTTAGCTCTCGTAATGTTCTCGCTAAAGTATGCGTACCATGCCCCAGAACATCTGGCCGCATAAGTCAGGATATAGTTCTCATCAATATTAGCTTCAACCAGGCGCTCTTCAAGCTTGCGCGCTAGTATTTCACCGGCTTCTAACTGTTCTGCTTCTTTTTTCTCGTCCATGAGATCTATCCTTATCCAAAGTTAAACGTTCGACTTC